TCTTTTGCATATTTACCTGCAAGCTTGATCATTAGATCACTCCATAACAAACAGTTTGTTTGCCATTACACGAGGATCAGCCTGGTTCATAATGCGCCATGCTTGACTTGGATCTACATCCATCTGTTGCTTAAAGCTGCCCCAGAAATCTTGAGGAGCTTGTGGTGCTTCTGCCATTGGTGGAGCAGGAAGACCAGCAACATTCATGCCAGGTTGTTGTACCTGTGCAGTGGGATAACCACGAGTTTCAAGATCAGCTTCAGTCTCATACACAGGGCATGGACCTTCAGGACCGAAATACTTCAAGGTGTAATCAGACAACACATCGGGATTCGTTAAAATCTCGTTATATGCCAAGTTTTCTTGGTGCTCTTGAACAGCAAAGTTTGCATATCCAGTAAGAGTGTGTGTTGCTTGCTTGCCCCAAGAGACAGCACTATCGAGCATCCCTTCTAGGTTTAGGGCGTACTGATTTAGAATTGCCGGAGCTTCTGTTCCGTAGTTCGACACCACCATCCGACTTTCCGGACTCCACTGCAGCAGATCCGCCACGTCCCCCAATGAGTTGATCGAGGAGGTTGGGGAAGAGTTGTTGTAAGAGGTCTGGCTTGTTGGCCATGTCTGCGGAGCCGATTGTGCCGAGGTCGATGCCTGGGCTTGCGGTACTCCGTAATTGGCTGGACTGTATTGAGTCGTCGGTGATGGTTGACCCTGGAATGGGGATTGCACCGGACTTCCCAACAGATTGACTACCCTGTTGAATGCCGATTCCCATGGATTGCCCTGGGCTGCCGCCGATTCCTGGGATTGGGGGGCGAATGCTGACGGGGCGGACTGGTAACTGGTAAGTCCCTGAGGTGCGGCCTGGGGCACCGCCTGGGGGTAGTACGTTCCCACTTGGGTCGGAGCTACTTGTGTTGGAGCTGCCGGTGCTGCCGGTGCTGCCGCCACGTAATTGCTCGGAGCCACCGCTGGTTGTTGGGGGCTCATCTGTGGGATCGATTGGACGGTAGCGTCCTGCATAGCTCATCTCCTTTTGTAATGCTTCTAAGGTTCGATACAGATAGGGAGTAAGGTCCAAACGTGGATCTGCCGCCATGGGTAAATCTGGAGCTTGAGGGTGGGGAGTCTGCATCATTCCCCCCACTAAACGAGAAAACTGGGAATAAGCTCCCTGTAATTCGTTGACCATCCTGAACGGGAAGCCTGAAAGCATCTCCGCTCTTTCCTCTTCAGTTTTTGAAGGGAAAAGATATTTCAGTGCTTCTATGCTATCAACTCCTAACTCTTGTAAGTTTCTAACCACAATAGAGTTATTTAAAATGTCTTGAGTTGAGTCTTCATAGACAGGCCCTAACCAACGCCAAAGCATTGTGATATCACCATCAGGAATCAAACCTTTGACACCTGGAGGAATCATTTGTGCTTTAACGCAAGCCATCATGAGTTCTTTCATCCTTGAGTCAAATGCAGCAAGAGCTTCGTTATACATTGCTAACTCTTCTGGTGTTGCATTCTCAGAAGGAGGAATTGGCTTTTCAAATTTTGCAGCCGCAGCCAATGTATTTTTAAATAGCTGTTCTTCTTGATAAATAATTAATTCAAGACAACGACATAAGCCGTGTGTATAAATAGCATTTGCTTTCTTCTTTGATGTGGCTGATACTCGTCCGAATAATGATTTGTATTCAGTTGCTGTGACACCAGCTGAAATAGATAGTTCATCAACACCACCTAAAGCTGTTCTTATCTCTTCTCTGACTTGACGAACAAAAGCATTTTGGTCTCCTGAAATAGCATCTGGAACAATGTAACCAACACGATCATTTGGCTCAAGGTTTGCAATGACTCGTGGAACTCTGATTTGTCCATCGACTCCACGGCTAACTGGATCTTGTTTAAATGTAGAACGACTTAAATTAGCAGGACTAGTAAAACCAGAGTTAGCTGCAATAGAAGGGCGTTGTGCCGCACCATCTCCACCTGACTCCATTAAGTCAGTTTTAGGTCGTGATGATAGTAAGGTTGGGTTACCAAAGAATTGTAAGTTCTTACGCATGTTATGCACAAGATTATCGTGAATAACAATGTGATTAGCTAGGGCATCAAATTCACCGCTGCCCTCCATAGAAAATCCCTTGGGGTTATTAAAGATTTCAACACAAGGAATAAAACGCAAGGTATTAGGAAACTTTTCAGTTCTTCCTGGCATTTGAATATTGACATTATCAAAAGACATCTCACCATCAGAATGCGTCTCTTCAATAGTGCTGTCTTTAATTGATAAACGAATATAACGTTTTTGTCCTGGTGTTTGATTAGGATCACCAGTTAAGTTATACGTACCAATGTCTTGGAAACCTGAGTTTGGTTTTTTAACTTTATAGCTATAAATAATTACGACTTCTTCCAGCTCACCGTCAACGTTGTAGTAAGAGCGATATTCGTGACTACGGAAATAATACAGACGATAATTATTTTCAGTAGGACGGATATAAAAAATTCCTTTTCCGTCACATAAGAAATAATCCCAGATTGAATCTAGTCGTGTATCTAATTTGTTATATTTAACAACTTTATCAATAAAGTCTTTTCGTTGGGCACCAAAGTTATCTTGTGAGGGAAAAAATTCAACTCCTTGGCGTACGCCAAAAAGTTTCATCTGAGCAATATGAGACGCGACGATACCCGTATCAACACCAGCGCCACCATCACGCTCAATATAAGCATCAACAATTTCTTTAAGACGAGACGTAGCGTCAGCCATTTAACTATTTACTACTCTTTTGTTTATACATCCTAGCAGCTTTGCCTGCTTTTTTAGCTTTGTCTGTATTCGCAACAAACTGTTTTCCTTTGCGAGAACCTTCTCGTTTTTTTTGATCAGTATCTTCCCTCTCTTCTTTGGAAAGAGAAGCCCATGCTTTCTTGGGGAGGTAACGTTTGGTCGTACCGTCAGATTGGATTGCTTTGTCTGCCATGGTTAACGTTGAATTGTATAGTCAATTTCATAGGGTTTAAATTTAATGGGTAAAGCATACATCAAAGAACGAGCTACTTCTGTCATGGGACTAGCTGTTGTGTCTTTACCTCTGTTTTCCATGTACTTTCCAAAGTCTTTTTGTTCTTCTGTTAAGAGGTGGCTTATATCTTTTAAATCACCTGTTTTACGATTAATATACAAGCCAGGGTCAAACGCAGCTCGTAAATTATTAATTGCTTTGCGTGGTTGAAATTGACCACTAACCAAATCAGGATCTTCTGATTTATTTTCCATGTCATAGGTATCCATCAGACGAACAGTAGATGGTGTTACCTCAGCATTAAACCGTCCAAGTGTTTGAGATGCTGTTTGGTTACCACTAAAATACGGCATTGTTGGTCCAGAAAATGGTTGCCCTGGTCCAGCTTTACGTATCCTCCTAGGCATCATTTTTGTCATTTTAGAAATATCTCCTTCTATGGCATCTTTTCTAGAACCCCAGGTAGGAACCATTTGTGTTGTTTCAGGGAATATTTCAGTTGCTTGAACTAAAGACCTTTCGGTAGATGGGTCTAATTGTAAGTTGGTATTCCCAACACCTGTCAAGTAACGTCCAAATAAATTTATTCTGTCAGGCAGCCTATTTAAACCTGCTCCCGCAACAGATTTGAGGCCGTCCATTAATTTTCCTGCTAAATCCATTATGGTTTCTCCATATATTTACCAGCAAGCTTGTCAATTTTTTTAGCTTGACTGGCGTGCATCTTGGCACTACCTTTGAGCTGCTTTGAGATTTTTTGTAAGTCTTTTTTAGCTTGTTTCATGCTTTTTTGTCCTTAGCTTTTTTGGCTGCCGTAGCAGCTTTCTTACCTTTTTCATATTGATCTTTAGTTTGCCAATCTTCTTTACCCCATTTCTTTAACGATTTTTGTTTCTTACCTTCGCCACCTTTGTACCCGCCACCAGCTTTCTTGTACTCGGAAGCTACGAGTTGTGCTTTACGTGCTGACCACTGACCTGCTTTACCACCTTTGGTTCCTTTCATGACACGATCTTTAATTCGTTCACGAACTCCTGGCTTTGTATATTTGGAGTCGTCTTGTGCCATTAGCTTACGTATTTATTTAAAAACCCAGCAGCCATTGGTGGATACTGATCTGCTTGCCCTGCTTGTGGCCCCATATAAAAACCTGCATTGTTTGCTTGGCGTACAGGGGCAGGAGGAAGTCCTCCACCACCAGGGCCGTAAGGGCCATAGCCCATTCCTGGATAGTTTCTAATAGGTGTAAATGGACCTTGTGCGGGTTGTTGATCAGCACCTACTGCTGCTAAAGGAACTGGAAAAATTTCTCGTCCCATATTACGTTTATCTAATGGAACACCTTGTTCTGTTTGCCGAAGAAATTCTCTTGTTCGACGTGCGCCAGGGAATCTAGGATCATTCATTAAGTCAAATTCTTCTATAGGAAGACCTGCAACATTTCCTGGAGCGCCTGGTACACTCATGCCTCCTTGCATACGGATAGAAGGTCTGACACGGCCGCTTAAAGAATTCATTTTTAAATGCCTTTAGTTGATACGTTGGAGAAACCTGCGCCTTTACTTCCTGGTCCTAAGAAGGAGGCCGGTGCCACATTCCTGGAAGGACGTGGAGAACTTACGTTACCTTCTGAGACATACATAAATTCTTCATCAAACTTTTTCTTCCCCTTAGGTGGAATTTGGTTCAAATATTTATAAGCCAATTCCATATTTTTAATATTTTTATTTATTCTACCTGTTCATAACCTGATTCATTATTTAAACGTTGAATAATAATGCCATCTCCTTTAATATTCCAAGATAGTAAAGTTTCTGGTTCCCACTCCAAAGTTTCAATAACTTCTTCTGGGATGGTGATAAACAAATCACCATCTTCATGTTCTTCAATTTCAATAAAGTAACTCATCTGGATAAAATCTTTTCCACAAGTTTATCAAGCTTTATGTTGATTAGGTTAAACTCTTCATTCATCTTTTCCATTTCTCGAATATAGTCTTGTTTTAAAACGTACTCTAGGGGCATTCGATCAATGCGATCTTCTAGAGTTCGCATTCGATTAAAGAATTTTCCTGAGCACCAACCAACACCTGTTATGGCGGCGATACCTAAAGCAATAATTTGTTCCATTAATAGTCAAGTTGCAATTTGCCTTTACGTGTTAAACCGTTTACAAGCCAAACCAAAGAATCAACACAGTCATCATGACTACTAACGCCGAAGTTAGTTAGCTCTTCAAACATTGTAGTGAAATTACGATAACGGTTAAAGACTATTTTACGATCTTCAAACATTCCCATAATTCCTCTGAAGCGGGCTAGCTTATCTGCGCGGAAACCTTTTACAGGATGCCATATTAAATTATAAAGCCCCTCATTATTTAAACAAACTCGTTTAAAGTCTGCTTCTAAAGAAGCCTGATACTGCACTGCTTCTGACCAAATATCACATGTGGAATACGTTGGAAAATACACACCGTCTTCTTGTTGTCCAATTACTGACCAGTCCGTTAAAAGCTCTTTTAATGCATCTAATTTTTCTAGGTTACCCATAACTCGTAACCTTCTGTAATCAATAATATGGATTTTATCGCCAATGCGGCCACCTAATACCATTACGGTGTAATCATTTTTTTCTTTGGTACCAGCAGAAAGGTCTACTCCGATACCAAGGGCATCAAACTCAGTTGCAATCTCTGCTTTTACTAAGAGTTCAGGCGCAAGTGATAGTTCATTTTGCCTGATAATTTGATTCATGTACTGGAAAGAAAAAGCAACAGGCGCTTGTCTTTTCTTTTCCTTGAGGTATTCTAGAGACCACATCTCAGGCCAATATGATTCTTCCTCCCCAGTTACATCATTGTTTAAAATTGCTGACAAAACAATCTGCATCCAATTATTTTGTTGACAGAACGTGGTCGAGTGAATGTCATCATGACGGAAGCGAGTACCTAAACAAATTGCCCTACCACCCTCAAACATTGTCGGTGCAATCACCGCGTTCCAATTATCTTGCATCATCTTGCGAATATCAGGATTCCCAATATCTGAAGCTGATTTTATCGGGTCATCAATAATAACAAGTTGAGAACGTTTTGATGTAACTGAACCTTTAAGACCAGCAGCACACAATGTAAACTGCTCTTCACCTGTTACATCAATACCAGCAAATTTATGATCAATCGACCAGTATTCATTACTGGTTACATTCTTCAATAGTTTTACAGTTGGAAAAACTTCTTGATATTTCTTTGATTCAATAATACGTTTAATCGTAGCTGATTTAGAACGTGCAATATCAACCGTATAGCTTAAGTAAAGGATCTGTAAGGGCTTCTTAGCTTGCGTATGAATACCTATGGCCCAGGCAGTAAATAAACCTAATACAGTCGATTTAGCAGATCCCCGTGGTCCTAATAAATCAATGTTTGGTCCAGCAATTTTTAATAAACAAGAACTATCATTATTAGTTACTAATTGCCGATTCCATTCTTTATGATGTTCTGCTGGAGGTTTATCTGCTACGTATTCACAAAAGTAACCAAAATCATCTCGTGCTCTTTCAAATAGCTGTTCTTTATCACTCTTGCGTATCTTATGCTTTTTAGCTGCAGCTTGAGCATTACGTCTATACGCAAGATGAAGATGAGAAGGCACTATTTAAAACACTACTGTTTAAATACTACCTTACTTTTTTGCTTCTTCCTTCTTATCTTTGTAAGACTTAGCAGCTTTAGAAGCTTTTAAACCTTTTTCAGCAGACTCTTCTGCTTTCTTACCTTCTTTAGATTCATTCTTTTTTTTAAAATGTTCTAAAAGCTGAGGAGGCATTTTGTTTTTAGACATCGTCTTCTTCTTCTTGAGATGTAGGGGGTTCTTGGTTTAAGAGATTTTGGAACGGTTGTGGGCCAGGGCCTTCTGTTTGTTCAGGAGAATTATTCATTAGATCCTGAAAAGCTTCTTCATCATCCTGCCTAGGAGGTTCTGGAGGTAATGAAGAACTGTACTTCCTGTTCTTAGCAATTTTATTAAGTATAGTTGGTACAGTTTGTTTATTAAAAACAGGATTATTTTGTTCCATAGTATTAATCCTCAAATTGCATTCTAGCCCACACACTC